GCTGGACGCCTTCTGCGCGTTCGTGCTCAGCCAGACGCCGGATCAATATGGATCGGTCCAGGTGCCCATCACCGGATGGAAGAAGACCAGCCAGAAGGGGCTGGCGTATGTGAGCGCTGTCGCCCAACCCCCGCGTGATTGGGTGCCGCCTGCAGCTGCTGCTCAGGTGACCGCCGCGGCGCAGAACCTGGCCGCCGCCACTGATGGCGCTGTGGCTGAAATCGAGGTTGATCTTTTCTAGGGATGGCCCATCAGCTTGCACTCGAGGCGGGCGATTTCGTTCACGGCCTGCTGCAGCAGCTGCTGCTGATAGCAGGCTTGTTTCAAAAGCGCCGCGGCCATGGTGCCGGCATCTGGACTGTTGAGCAGGCTGCGGGCCTGCTTTTCTATTTCAAACTGTTGTTCTGCTGTCAGCTGGACAGCCATCCACTCACCGAAGTTCATGGTGCCATAGTGGTGGTGTACATCAGCACGTTAGCGAAGCTGTGAACTGTCCCCGGTGCGCCTGCGGTGTGATCCGCGCAACGCTTACCAACGGCAGAGATAAGGATCGCGTGATTCGGCAGCGCCGCTGCACCGAGTGCCGCCATGTCTGGTACACCGCGGAACTGCCGGTCAGCGTGGCTGTTGTGGGATGGGAGCGGACGCCGGGCACGGGTAAGAGCGTGCCAACGCTGCGCGTTCCTGTCGACCTGGCGGTGGGGTCCAACGCGGTGTAACGGAATGCGACTGCATCTCTAGCGCGTACACCGCGGACGGTGTAGTATGGCGGCACGAGGGGAGCGGCCCACTCGCAAAACTCAACCGCCGACCGAACAGCGCACACGAGGTCGTAAAACCCGAGCGCAACACGGCCTGACTAAGCCCGCAACGCCGGTTGGCCCGGCACCCCATTACACCCACACCATGAAACGCCTCCTAACTAGCGACTGGGGGCCAACGTTCTACCTATGGACTGCCCAGCTCGCAGAGATCATCGTGGCCGTGTACGTCGCCGGGCGAATGTTCGGCGAGTGGCTGCATCACCTAAACGACCGCATCGCAAGGATCACACGATGATGAATCGCATCAATAACGCCATCTGCTGCCTGATCGCTGCGAGCGTGTTCGCCATGATCGGCATCGAATCCGGCGCACACCACAGCCCCACCCACTCCGGCACGCAGCAGGTGGTGCGCAAATGACGCCACGCCGCTTCTACTTCCAGATCAAGGCCGCCAACGTGCTCGAGTGCATCACGGCAACCAGCCTCACCGAGGCCAAGCTGATCGCCGCTGATACGTGGCTCGAGTGGTGGTCACAAATTGAATGGATCAACGCAGAACCCACACACCATGGCTGAGATAAATGGCGCCCTTTTTCAGTGGCGCACGGATGAGGCTGAGATTGGCAACTATGGCGAAGGCGTCAGTAGGCCACGCCACAACGCCCGCGTGCGTGATTACAAAGTGATCATCTACCCGCAAGGCGCACGGCCGATCACGTGGTACACGCGTGCCGAATCGAAACGCGCTGCTGAGAAGTACGCGCGCAATCGCTGGCCGGGTGCTGCTGTGGAGGTGGAGTGAGCGACGTCCGCCATCGCATCGAACAGCTTCTGAGTGACACAAGCGCTTTTGCAGCCGGTCAAACTGAGGAGCGCCAACGGATCCGCCAGCTGATTGATATCCGCATCGATCAGCTGCATGGCACCCTTGGCATCCGCAACCGGCAGCAGCTTTGCGCTGAGCTGCTCCACATCCGCCAATTTCTCGAACCATGATCCCGGCCTCATTCCTAGATCAGCAGCGCGCCGACATGATGGACGCGCTCTATGAACGCAGCGGCCGCACGAACGGGCTGTACACCGGCCTGTGGGAGGAGTTTGCCCATGATCTGGCGGCCAACTTCCGCGACACGTCATACCCCGAGCTGCTGGCCCGTGTCGTGCGCGCCATGGATGCCGCCGAGTCGGTGATGACGCAGAAGCAAGCGCAGCAGGCTATCGAGGTCTGCCGCCAGCAGCTGCTGGGCGACAAGTGGCGATGAGCCGGCCATTCAAACGCGGCGAGGAGAACCACGCCGTGATCCTGAGCGAGGAGCTGGTGCGGGAGCTGCGCCAGCTTCGCGTTGATGGTCTTAGTTACCAGCAGCTTGCTGATCGGTATGAAATCGACAAGAAACACGCATGGCGCATTTGCCAACGTCTCGCGTGGGGGTGGCTGGATTAGTTCTACACACTAGTCAGCTTTGATGGTACAAATGTACCATTGATAAACATGATTCAATGTGCTACAATGGTATCGAAGGGAGAGATCCCTACTGCACATCGACAAATGAAAACCGCACTTACCGACGCTCAGGTTCGGGTCATGATGGCTATACGCCGTTCTGGCCGTGTGCCTAGTAACACCACGGTTCCTCTGCTGCACCGCCTAGCCGCCAAAGGCTTCATCAAGCATCTGCACATTTTTGACGAACAGGGCAAGCTTATTGTCCCTAACCGAAAACCTGATCAGATGGAGTTGACTGAGGAAGGGGAAAAAGCCCTTGCGCAAGTTGAGGCTGCCCAAGCCTGTCATGACCTAGCTGCTCGCCTGAGTGGCATCCTGAGCTGATCTCACGCATAAAGCCCGCCATGGAGCGGGCTTTTTATTTGCCGGGGAGCCTGATGCCTTCGGGCTGAAAGCCATACAAGACCCATGGGGGGAAAGCAGGGGGCGTACAGTCGCTATCCATCCCCCGGCAACACAACTAGTCAACATCACTTCTATGTCTGAACTTTCACCCGCTGCTCAGGTCGTACTGGCTGCTGCCAATTGCGCTTGCTGTTACGGCCCGGATGACGTGCTCAATGATTCTCGATGGATTGCTGCCGCCGCCCTTCGAGCTGCTGCGGATCAGGTGGTGCCGGTGCCGATCAAAGCTCAAACTCCAGAAGAGCATTGGGCACTGCTTGGCGTTAAAAACCGACTGCTTGCCATCGCGGATGAGCTTGAAGCCCAGTAGTCAGACCCACTAGCCATGCCAGACCCAATCAACCCATCCCACTACCGCCGCGGCCCGGTGGAAGCTATCGACGTGATCGAATCCGCGATCACCGATGCACCCCACATGGTGCCGGCATACCTGCAGGGCCAGGCGCTGAAGTATCTGCTGCGCATGTGGTGCAAGGGCAACGCGCTCGAGGATGCCCGCAAGTGCCACTGGTATCTGAGCCGTCTTATCGCCAAACTGGAAGGATGACGCGTCGACTGCCTGGCTTGAATCTGATCGAGCGCATCGCGCTGCGGATCCTCACGCGCAGCCGCAATACTGGGCTGGTGGTGGTCAAGCCCTACGGCTACCCCTGCATCTACGTCGCATCAGACGGCACCGATCCGATTGCGGCCTATGTCACCGATGGCCCGGATGAGCCGGCCAGCATGTTGCTCGAGCGGATCTACCACCAGCCAGCAGCAGGCGAGCTCGAATGATCAGTCTGCATGGCGGCCGATTGTTGCTGCTGTGCAGTCGCTCAGATCGCACCTGGCACGCTCGCGTGGTGCTCGGCCCCAAGCCAGAGCATCAGCTGGAGATGGATACGGGCACCATTCAGCTGCAGGCTGCACTGCTGAAAGCGCAGCACATCTATCAAGCTGCACGCCGCAAGCTGCGCCCGGAAGGTCAACCGCCGATGTGCTGGGATTGCCAGCAATGGGACATGAGACGGCAGCGCTGCGCATTTGAGTTGCCAGAATCAAAGAGAAGCGGCGGCCGTTATGCGGCCAGGTGTGAGCTGTATGTTCGGCCCGGAAGTCATCAGCCGGAGTGATCGCGACGGCGGCTACATCGAGACGCTGATGCCGGTACACGGCGAGGTGTACTACCGCAGCTGCGTTGGTGGCACCTGCCGCTATAGCTCCGACCTATGGCAGGCCGAGCTGTATCTCGATCATCTGCTGGCCCGTTGATGCTGCGCGACGTGCTGATCCTGATCGTCGAATACTGGGCGACGTGCTTTATCGCCCTATGGGTGTGCAGCAGGATCCTGCCGTGATTGGGTTGGCCGGTGGTGGGTCCTCACGCGGTGTCCACCTATTGCCCGCAGCCGGCCGCTACGGGACCGCCTAGATCCTCGAAAAAGGTCTAGGGCGAAAGCTTAGCCCTCACCCGCCACCCATCGCGCCACAGCCCATTCGCCCAGCGCAGACCAGAACGGCTGAGCGCGATACCAGTCAACCCATGGCTTGTGGCCTTTTGAGCTGTTGCACGCCCAGCAGCAGGCAACCATGTTGCTGCGCACCGTTAGCCCGCCGTGCGCTTTCGGGATGATGTGATCGAGCGTTGGGCTGCGGCCCAGTTGATCGCCGCAATAAGCACAGCGATAATTCCAAGCCAGCAGGATCTGATCGCGAGCTGATCGCCGTGTGACCAGCCTCGTTTCTTCAATGTGGTGTCGATCCACTGAGATCTGCTGGCAGCGGAACAGCGTTCACCTCGATATCGATGATGTCCTCATCGGATCGGATGTACTCAGCCATGTGGCTGTAAATATCTGCCGGCAAATCATCGGGGTCCGAATTGGACCTGATGATCAGCTTGGCGGAGATCTCTAGGTAGAACGCCCGCATGGGCTGGCCGCCGCTTGGCATACGGTAGCGGTCGCCACTGAGTCTCATGGGATTACAGAATTGCTATGGGATTGCGCGGCATGATTCGCGCTACCGTCCCGCAATGCAATACATCCTCCGCATCGGCCCGTGGCACGTCGGGCCGTTTGACACGCACCAAGGCGCGCAGCACTGGGCAGAGTGCCACGGCTGTGATGACTTCACGATGGTGCCGCTTGACGATCCAGCAGAGGCGCCGGGCATCATCCACCGGATGCGGATGGCGCCGCTGCAGCATCCCATGAAAAAAGCGCCGGCTGCGCAAGCCAGCGCCTAACCTTCACTCCACAGGCGAACGCTAGCCCTTGGATGCAGTTACGCCCAGGTCTGCGTTATATCTTCCGGTTTGAGCGTAGCTGCGTTCCACGGTTCCGCTCACGAGAATAAATTTCATCTGTCCGATCTTCATGCCGGGCCAGATGCCGAGCGGGTGCAGCCTGCGCTGGTTGCACAATTCCATGGTCAAGCGGCTGCCATACCATCCCGCGTCGCAATAGCCAGCCTCAGCATGATCCCATCCCTCGCGTGCGCGGCTTGATTTGAGCACGAACTGAGCGCCGACGTGATTCGGCAGGTTGAAGATCTCGCGCGTTTCCGCCAAGAAGAACTCACCCGGCTGTATCAGATACGGATCCTCTGCCGTGTGGCCGAGGATATCCACCACCTGCAGCTCAGGCGTATCGGCCACCTCGATCATGATGCGGCTGCCTAGCGTCACGTCGTAGCTGGCCGGGTTCAGCAGATCTTCATCGAACGGCATCACCATGGCGTGCTGTTTGCACAGACGACGGATCTCGTGATCAGGAACGAGCACAGGCCCTCAATAATCCCAGCGCACCTTAGGCCGGCCTTGACGGATGCCTAGGTGGATGAAGCCTTTATATGCGCCATAGCCCAGCGAGTGCGGCCAAGCTTTCTCGCACCAGTTCTGCACCGCGTATATATCGGCACCATCGATGTAGAAATCGACCGCACCGCATCCGGGTTTGTAGAGGTGCTCGCTGTTGCTGGCACCACCTGCCTGCCGGTTGATCGCCTCAGGCCGATAGCCGGATGTGATCACGATTGGCCGCCCGCCGAACTGCACGCGCACGCGCTCCAGGAATGCCGCCAGCTCAGCAGCAATATCGAGCTGGCCCTGATTGTGGAATCTGCGGGCCTCCTGATCCAGCGCGAACTCGCCCAACCTGATGTGCGGCGTGATCCTGGCCGTGAACGGGCTACCGGGGCGCAGCTTGGCGGTTTCAGGTTCGGCCGCAGCCTGATGCTGCCCCCAGAGTTTGCCCTCAGCGCGACGGCGGCGTAGCAAGCCAGCCTCAACGTTGGTGCCAGGGTTGCGGTAGAGCTCCAAGGCTGCAGGCACCGCGGCCCAAGCACGCTCGCGCAGGTATTGGCTGATGGTCTCGAATCCAGCGGAGCCGTAGAAGCCAGCGCCGAGGTTGTAGGCGAAGCTCACCAGCGCAGAACGCTGATCGTCATCCATCACATTCCAATGCGGCACGGTGGTGCGCAGCTTGTCGGTGATGCGGTCGATCTCAAGGCGCAGCAGCATGTCAGCCTCGATCACGTTGATCATGTCGCCGCGTTTCACGGGCGTGCCGTTGCTGTAGCGCGTGGTGCCATAGCCGATGGTCCACGGCTCGCCACCTGATAGCGGATCGGGGTAGGCGCTGAGATGACAGCCCTCAAACTCCTTAATCAGTTTGATGGCGCCGGCCAGATCGGTTTGCTTGCCGTCTTGGCTCCAGGTTTGAAACCACTCGCGATCCCTGCGCATTACGGCGTCGTAGCCGTTCTGCGCGAGATCGGTTTCGAGCTGCTGAATCGCGGCGCTCTGATGCGGCTGGCCCTTGTAATACTTGAAGAGCTGCTGCAAGGTGATTGGCGCGTCGTTCGCCATGATTCAGCGGCGTTGCTTTGGGAAGGCGATACGGAGCGCTTGAAAGATCAGCTGCACCCAGCTGTTGGACTTCAGCGGTGAGACTGCGATGATCTCAGAGCCTGCCGCCACGACGATGGCGACGATGGCGATTGTGGTTGCCTGATCCATGGCTAGGGAGATGGCGGGCGTGCTTCCAACCTAGAGACCCGCTGCTCTACCGTCGATAGCCGGCCGAACGTCTCCTTTCGGTCTTCCTTGATATCAGTGTGAAGCACCTCAAGCTGTGAGGCGATGTGCTCAACAGCTGAGGTAAGCCTGATCACGGCCTCGCGGGCTTCATCTGATTTGCGACTGAAGCCAGCAGCACCCATGGCTGCGACGGAAATAGACGCGCCGGCAATGGCTGCGATGACTTCGATCATGGCGCCATGGGGCTACCTATCCAGCTTACCGACCCTGGCCGCGTAAGGGTTTCTTACCGCGACGCCGGGGTCGGGAGTGCTGGCCGTAGCCCTGGCGTGTGGTCTTAGGCGGGCCCGGCTGATGATCAATCCGAGCGGTGCCGGTCTTGGCTTTTACTGCCATTATTTAGCAATCCAATTTTTAATGTTTTCATCCCACTGGTAGCGCCGCCCATCATCAGGCATCGGCAATGGAGGCTCCCACAGGCATGTAACCTCATTCAACAACCAGCTGGCATAGGACTGTGGCGGGATGAACGCATCACGCTGCGCATCATATTTGTAGCCGATACCAGCATAATTTTTGCGAAACGGACTGCCGCCAAATTGGTGAACACCGCCGCATGTGTTGTAACTGGTGCGCTTGCAAGGCTGACCACGAAACTGGCCGTAATGCAGCTCCCAGTCAATTCCGCCATCGTTTTCATCCCTGCCTGAAATCACCTCCGTGACGACGTTCGATGAATCAAGAAAAGCGTAGTGGGCCATGGGTTTTACCAGTTGATAGTACCTGTGCCAGCGGTGAATCTATAAACTCTATACCCAGATCTGCTAGGCTGATCATAAGTGAGGCCAGGGGCAATATATGTAATTGCATCGTATGTGTCTGGATATGCAATGACCACAATTCCAGAGCCGCCTGTGCCACTGCTGATCGTTGTGATGTAAGTGTCACCGCCGCCGCCGCCGCCTGTATTGGCGGTGCCATTTCCCCCAGAAGCTGCTGGGCCAGCACCAGCACCACCACCATCTGAAGCAGAACCAACAGGCGACGCGTAGTAGCCGCCGCCGCCGCCACCGCCGCCACGGCCCACGGCTGCGCCAGTGATTGAGGAAGTTACACCTACGCCACCGGCGGCACCGCTTCCGCCGTTTTGGCCAAGACCGCCTGCACCACCACCGCCGCCTGCTCGATAGTCGCCACCGCGCTCACCGCCGCCGCCTTTATATCCCTGATTTGTTGTGCCTGCTCCGCCCTGTGATGCGAGTGACCGTTCCGCTGCACCACCACCAGATCCTCCCGAGGGCGCAGTGCCTCCTCCAATGCCACCACCACCACCACCGCCAACTGAAGTAATTGAAGCGAATACAGAATCACTACCATTGCCACCATCTTGAAAAGCAGTGGTTTTTTTCGCGCCACCTGCACCGACTGTGATGGTGTAGCTAGTGCCAATGGAAACACTCAATTCGCTTTCAGCGCTGGCACCGCCGCCAGAAGATTCACCAGATACAGAACAGCGATAACCACCGGCACCACCGCCGCCGCCTGCCTCATCGCCGGTCCCGCCGCCACCTCCACCAGCGATCACCAGATATTGCACGGTGCTGGGAGCAATCACACCAGGGGCTGCTAATGCTGCCAACAGTTGCATAATTGCCATCAGCTTAGTCCTCCACCGCTAATCACAAAAGTATTGCTAGCAACGCACAGTATGGTTGCTAATCCGT